TGCTCGAAGATTATCCAGCGCAGTCGATAACCTTGGGCTTTCCTTCTCCAAGGTACAGGTTGCAACCTTTATATCAGACCTAGAGCGCACAGCTTCTATTGCCGATGACGTTCTTCGTCCAGCCTTCCAATCTTGGCTTAACATAACTGGATCACTAACCAAGTCTCAAGAGCTTCTTAACAATGCAATCCAAATTTCAAGAGCAAGCGGGGTTGATTTAGCCACAGTAACCAATGACCTTGGCAAAGGCTATGTCGGTATTACTCGTGGGCTTATCAAGTACAATACAGGACTTACAAGAGCAGAACTACAGACCAAGGGCTTCAACGAGATTCTAGGCATCATGCTAGCCAAGTCAGCAGGAGCAGCACAGGACTACCTCACCACCACATCATTCAAGATGGATACTTTGGCTCTTGCATCAGAGAACGCCAAGGAGACAATCGGTAAGGGCTTGGTAGATGCCTTTGCTCGCATTGGCGGTGGCACAGAAGCTAAGGATGCTGCTAAGGCAATCGATAACATTGCTAAGGCTGTAAACGGCGTAACGCTTGTGCTAGGCACAGCAATCGGCTTGCTGAATAAGTTCCGTCAGGGTTACACGAACTTCCTTATGGATCCGCTAGGTACTGGCATGGGCGGCGGTGCAGCAGCATCGACCAATCGTTCAGCTTCTCCAGCAGGTACAGCAGTTCGCTTACGCCAACAGCGTGAAGCAGAAGCAGCCGCAGCTAAACGAGCCAAGCAGGTTGCTGATTTAACTAAGAAGCAAGTAGCATCACAGAAGGCACTTACAGCCGAGCAGAAGAAGCAAGCCTCACTTAAGAAGTCTGGCACAGTCTTTGACCTAGAGCAGATTCAGATAGTCGCTGCTCTCAAGGGTCAAGTTACAAAGGAAGAAGAAGTTCGCCTACAGGCTCAATTGGCTCTGCTAAACGGCAATGCTGATCTAGCTAAGAAACTTACAGACCAGATTCTTATGGCTCAAGATTCGTCAGGCAACCTATCAAAGTTCTTAGCTGCGTTGCCTAATGCCCGCAATCCTTTCGAGTACCTCGATGCTTACCTAAGTTACTTGGCTAGCAAAGCAGCCTCTATTTCCGTTGGTACTCCATTCGGACAAGCTGCTCCTAACATGAGTTCTTCAGCCGCGCCAGTACCGGCGACCAATGTGCCTGCTAATCCTTCTGACGGCATGATTAGCTACAACACCCGCACAGGACTTAACTACAACCCTAACGCCAGTATTGTTGTCAATGTCGCTGGTTCTGTCACTACATCACAAAGCCTTATTGACGAGATTCGTGGCGGGCTTAACGTAGCTGCACTCTCTGGCTCATCCGCTAACGTAGAACGCAGAATCGGCGGCTGGTAATGGCATTACCTGCAACAATCAACGTATCCTTCGACTTCTCAAGCGGAGCCACCTTCGGTACTGGCTTTGTTATTGGAGACCCAGTTTACGGAATTATTGGAGTCAGCCGCTTTGGTTCTGATTCAACAGTAATCCCAGTAGTCGATCTAACTCCCAACGTTTACAACATCTCTATCAACCGCGGGCGCAACATTATGCGCGATACCTACGAGGCTGGCAATGCCACAATTCGAGTATTAGACCCCAACTCTGACTTCAATCCACAAAACACATCTTCGCCTTACTTTGGCAAACTTGCACCACTTCGTAAGATTCGTGTGTCAGCTTCAACCAACACAGCCACCTCTTACTTATTTAGCGGTTATGTGCAGGACTATAAGTACACCTATCCTCAAGGGCAGGAAACTGGTTATGTGGACATTATTGCCACAGATGCCTTTCGCCTATTCAATATGGCTAACGTGCAAACCATTCCAGACACAGGAGCAGGACAAACCACCAGCACCCGCATAACCAAGATTCTGGATTACATAGATTTCCCTTCCTCAATGCGCTCTATCTCAACAGGGCTTAGCACCTGTATCGCTGATCCTGCTACAGCTCGTACAAGCCTAGAAGCCATGAAGAACGCAGAGTTCTGTGAGGGCATGGGCGCTTTCTATATGGATGCAGAAGGTACTGCGGTGTTTAAGAATCGCACCGAGGTAGTCCAGTCGATTGGCACAACTGCTACCCAGTTCAATCAGACCACCGGCATCCCCTATAAGAACTTAGAGTTTGCTTTTGATGACAAACTTATTATTAACGATGTAACCTTCAAGCGTTACGGCGCAGGCACAACACAGGAAGTATTCGATAACGACTCCATTGCCAAGTACTTCCCGCACAGCCTTAATCGTCCTGACCTTGTGGCAGAGACAGACGATATTGTCCTGAATGTGGCGCGTGAGTATGTGGCAACCCGCAAGGAGACCACCATCCGCATAGATGCGATGACAGTTGATTTGCTGGATACAGCAGTACCAACAGATACCATGATTGAGCTTGAGTTCTTTGACAATGTAGAGATAACCAATCAACAGCCTGACGGCAGCACGATTGTTAAGACACTACAGGTTCAAGGGCTAAAGTGGGACATCACCCCAAACCGCATGACCTGCACAGTAACAACGCTTGAACCTATTGCGGATGGCTTCATCATCGGCAGCAGTCTATTTGGTATAATCGGCACATCTACTTTGAGTTATTAGGAGCATAATGGCAACCTTTCCAGTCGCAACAGGGGACGTTCTGACTTCCTCAATTTACAATTCCCTTCCAACTTTTACAGTCGGCACAGCGAACACAACCGACTACACAGCAGTCCTAGCGGATCAGTACCAAGTCCTAGAGGTAATGAACAAAGCGACAGCCATTGCCTTTAACATCCCTACCAACGCTTCTGTAGCCTTCCCAATCGGCACAGTCATTACAGTCCTCAACATTGGCGCAGGACTCTGCACAATCAAAGCAGTCACATCAGGCACTACCACAGTCCTTTCAGCTGGGGCTACAGCCGCACAGCCAACTATTGCACAATACAAGTCAGCAGCCTGTATCAAGACAGGCACAGACACTTGGTATGTGGTGGGCGCAATTGCTTAACGGAATTACAGCTTTACATTCAGACGGAAAGAACATCGTTACTTTCAGTACTGAATACCTAGTAATCGCAGGCGGTGCAGGCGGCGGTGGACTTCTCAATTCCGCAAACTACCGCGTTGGCGGTGGTGGTGGTGCGGGCGGTTATCGCACAAGCTCTTTGTCCTGTGATACTGGCGTGTCTTACACAGTTACAGTAGGCGCAGGTGGCGCAGCGGTTACAAATGGTAGCAATTCTGTATTTTCTACAATTACTTCAACCGGTGGTGGCACAGGCGGTGGAGAAGCAGTAGCTAACTCTGGCGGTTCTGGCGGCGGCGGCGGCGGTGGTTCTGCTGGTCAAACTATCAACGAAATAGGCGCATCAGCAAGTCCTTCAGGAGAAGGCAACGGCGGCGGTAATGGTCAATTCTCTAATCCGTATTACAACGGCGGCGGCGGCGGCGGCGCGGGAGCGGCTGGCGCTAATTCAACTACTACAGTCGCTGGCAATGGTGGAGCAGGATTAGCTTCTTCTATCACTGGTACATCAGTCACACGCGCAGGCGGTGGTGGTGGTGCATCTCGTAACCAAACTGGCGGCTCAAGCACAGGTGGTACTGGTGGCACAGGCGGCGGCGGTAATGGCGGTAATGAAACTGGAAGTGGTCAAGGCGGCAACGGAACAACTAACACAGGTTCTGGCGGCGGTGGTGGACAACCATTTAGCGGATCAGGTGGTACTGGTGGTTCAGGTATTGTCATTCTTAAATACCCAGACACTCGAACAATCACTATTGGCGCTGGATTAACAGGATCAACTGCTTCACCTGCAGGCGGCTTTATCGTAACAACAATTACTGCTGGCACAGGAAATGTGAGTTTCGTATAATGGCACATTACGCATTTTTAGATGATTCTAATATCGTCACAGAAGTCATTGTCGGTATTGACGAGACTGAAACTATTGACGGCAAAAGTCCAGAAGAGTGGTATGGCGAGTTCAGAGGACAAACCTGCGTTCGTACTTCTTACAACGGCAATATCCGTTACAACTACGCGGGAGTGGGTTATACCTACGACCCTATTGACGATGCTTTTATCTCACCTATGCCTGAATGTGGACATGATGAATTGACACTCAATGCCTTAAAGCGTTGGGAGTGTTCCAAGTGCCTAGAACTATGGAAGGCAGCAAACCCTGATGACACCGAGACTTTGTAAAGCCGGACAACAGCTAAGGCTGCAAATAGATGATAGTTACCCAGACAGAGATCGCACCTCGGACGGCTGGATTGGCGATGTACGTCATTCAGCACGTCCTTCTGACCACAATCCTGATGCAGCGGGTATCGTCAGAGCCATTGACATTGACAGGGATTTATCTGGCAAAGCGAAACCAGACCTCATGCCTGACCTTGCAGATCAGATTCGACTCTTTGCAAAACGTGATAAATCAAAACGCATCAGCTATATCATCTTCGCAGGTCGGATTGCATCGTCTCGCATGGGCTGGCGCTGGCGAAAGTATTCTGGAATCAACGCGCATAATTTTCATTGCCACATTTCTTTCACTAAAAAGGGCGATTCAGATGATTCGTTCTTTAACATCCCGATGATAGGCGGCACACCATGAACATGAAGAATCCAGCAATCCTGACAGCAGGCGCTTTCCTAGCAGCTTGGGGTGCATCTAACTTTGCACTCGATTATCGCTCTGTCCTTTGGGCAGTCCTAGCGGGCGTATTCGGATACGCAACTCCTAAGCGATGACACAGAGCGACTTCTTCACCCTTTACTTTGCCACTATCGCCATCATTGGCGGTCTATCTGGGTATGTCATTACCCATTTACTCTCTGAAATTAAGAGACTTAATTCGCGTGTCGATGAGATTTACAACATACTCCTAGACCGATAATAATGCCATGGCAAGGAAACGACCAGTCATAGACTTAGATACTTACAGCGCGCTTGATGCGTACTGCATCGCGATGAACGAGTATTACAAGTCTTTACGCAGGGCAGGTTTTTCAGAGACTCATGCTTTCTGGATGCTCGGTGATCGTGAATCCTTCCCTGATTGGATTATCCCTAACCTACCCAATCGCATAGACAATATCCCCTACGAAGATGAGGATGACGATTAAGCGAATCGTAATACTGTCAGACTTGCAAGTGCCTTTCGAGGACTTCCACGTCACACGCAACATCGCTAAATTCTTACAAACCTTCAAGCCAGACCAGACTGTCACCATTGGCGATGAGATTGACTTCCAGACTATAAGCAAGTGGTCAGAAGGTACACCTCAAGCCTACGAGCAAAGCCTTGGCGATGATCGTGACCGATGCGTAGAGCTTCTCTGGGAACTAGGGGTTACAGATTG